ATTGATGTTGATTGGGGTGCAAATGACACAATGGAAGAATTTGCAGTTACCCTATCATACCAATGGTGGGAATCAATCGAAGACGGTGTTGTGTAATAGAGTGGGGAATACTCCCCACTTTATTTTTTTTATAGGATGATAAATTATTATGGCGATTAAACTATTCGGATTCACTCTAGGCAAAAAAGATGTTGTTGTTCAACAACCATCTGACCAGCCTTCTTTTACCCTACCAAATGAGGCAATGGATGATGGTGCAGTTACCATTACCCAAAATGCTCATTACGGTACATATGTTGATTTAGAAGGTTCAGTTCGTAATGAGATTGAACTTATATCTCGTTACCGTGAAATGGCAAACCATTCTGAACTTGAAATGGCAATTGACGATATTGTCAATGAAGCTATCACACACGATAATTCTGGTAAAACAGTTGATATTCGATTAGACAATCTTCAACAACCAGAATCGATTAAGAAAAAAATCAGAGATGAGTTTAACAATGTTTTAAGAATGTTGAACTTTAATAATCTTGCTGATGATTTATTTAAACGATGGTACATTGATGGTCGTATTTACTATCATGTTGTTGTTGATGAATCCAGACCTAAAGAAGGTATTAAAGAATTAAGATATATTGACCCACGCAAAATCAGAAAAGTTCGTGAGGTTCAAAAAGATAAAGATCCAAAAACTGGTGCATTAGTTATTAAATCAATTGGTGAATACTATGTCTATACAGACAAAGGTACAACCACACAAAACTATACTACATCAGTTAATTCAGGATTAAGAATTGCACCAGAATCTATTATTAATGTAAACTCTGGTTTAATGGATGCTAAGAATACTTTTGTTATTTCTTATCTTCACAAAGCAATTAAACCACTCAATCAGTTAAGAATGATTGAAGATGCTGTTGTCATTTATAGAATATCACGAGCACCTGAAAGACGAATATTTTACATTGATGTTGGTAACTTACCAAAAGGTAAAGCTGAACAATACTTAAGAGATGTTATGGTGAAATACCGTAACAAGATGGTGTATGATGCTTCTACTGGTGAGTTAAGAGATGATAGAAAACATATGTCAATGTTGGAAGACTTTTGGTTACCAAGACGAGAAGGTGGTAAAGGTACAGAGATTACAACATTACCAGCTGGTCAAAACTTAGGTGAACTTGAAGATGTTAAATACTTTAGAAATAAATTATTACAATCTTTAAATGTTCCAATTTCTCGTTTAGAACCACAACAAGGCGGTATGATTGGTCTTGGTCGTTCAACAGAAGTCACAAGAGATGAAGTTAAGTTTGGTAAGTTTATTACAAGATTAAGAAATAAATTTTCACAAGTATTTGACAACGCTTTAAAGATTCAATTAGTATTAAAAGGGATTTGTTCATTAGAAGAATGGCAAGATTTTCAAGAGCAAATCTATTATGATTATCTCAAAGATAATAACTTTACAGAATTAAGAGATGCAGAGTTACTAAGAGAACGAATTGCACTTCTCAATACTGTTGATCCATATATTGGTCGTTACTACTCAACCGATTGGGTCAAAAAGAATATTCTTCAAATGTCATCTGAACAAATTGAACAGATGGAAAAAGAAATTGAAGAAGAACAGGAATCAGGTGTTTCATTTGGTCAATCAGAGGTTGATCCAAATCAATTTCCACCTGAAGATAATACAACAGATTCGGATCAAACTGAATCACAAACCCCTGAACTTGATGCTGATGTAATTAAGTTTGGCGGAATAAATAAAGGTTAATCGGAGAATATTATGACAGATGTAGTTGACTTTGTAAATCAAATAGCGGCAGCTCAAAGTGCTGATGCTAAAGATACTTTAAATAACATTTTATCACAAAAAGCAATGGAAGCTTTAGATGGTAAAAAACAAGAAATTGCTTCATCACTTTTTAATGGTGTAGAAGCTCAACCTGAAGAAGAACCAACTGAAGATGATGTAGAAGTTGAAGTTCAGGATACAGCAGACACCGAAGTTGATGAGACAGAACAACCACAAGAAGAAGAATGAAAAGCCTAAAAGAATTTAAAGATATAGAAGATATTCTGACCGAAGAAAATATCGATATTAAAAAATTCGATATACTTGTTCGTGCTGGATTAGCAGATAAAACTAAAATACAAAGACTTCATCGAATCTTAGACAAGATGAATGAAGAACGGCCTGTATTTAATCCAGTAGAAAGAAAACTTCTTCAAAATTTATTCAATAAAATGGTTGGTCTTTTAACAGACAATCCTCAAATATTTCAAAAGACAAGACGAGCTGTTAGAGAAGAAATAGATGTTATTGAAGCAGAAACAATCAATGAGAAAAAAGAAAGTGATACACCAAAAGATCCACCTTTTGTTCTCATACTCAAAAGAAAATCATTCAGACCATATCCTAATGGAATGAAAGTTGCTTTATATTATAATTCTAAGTTAGACAAATATTTTACTGTGCCTTACGGAAAAGGTATTGACCAAAGTCCATTGCAATCCGAAGAGGTAAATGTCATAAATAGCGATGAAACTCTTGAAGAAAGTGTAATGGACACACTTCATAGTATCGTAAAAAACAAACAAGCTAAATCAGTTAAGTTTGCAAATGGTCAAACAAGAAAAGTTGACCACTATACAGCATCTGCTATGACAAATGTTCATAAAGCTCTAAAACCAGAAAATGCTAAAAAGTATGCTGACTTGGTTCATAAGAGTCCAGAGCATTTTAGAAAGGGTTCAGATTTTGCATTTAAGGCTCATAATAAAAAATGAGCATTATAGATTCTTTAATAGAGAATAAACTAGACGAAGCTAAAGAAAAAATAATTGCTCGTTTAGAACAAATTACATCAAAATATCTTGATGAAGCGAAACGATATGTAGCTGCTGATAGATTCGATGTAGTAGAAGAAACAGAAGATTTAGAAGAAGCATATAAAAGAAACCCAAACATTATTCGTATGGGTCGTGTAAAAAAGATTCGTAGAAGAATCAGAAGAAATGCAAAAGGCAGAATCGTTGTTCAGAAAAACAGAAGACGGTCTGCTATTAAAGGATACCGTATTTCAGGTAATACAGTAAGACGAATACCTGCAACTACGAGATTAAGAAAAGCCCGTTTACTAAAACGGTCATGGAAAACAACAAGACGAGCTAAACTACGCCGTTCTATGATTAAAAGAAGAATGAGTATGCGTAGAAGAAGTTCATTAGGATTGAAATAATATGGCATACGAAATTACAAATAGAAAAAGAAGCTCATCAATTTTAAGAGTTGTTGGTACAGGCACAACAACACTTGAACTTGCTAACTTAGCTGTTGATGGAACAGAAACAGTAACCGAAGCTTCAATCAAAAAGATTTTATGGTCAACAACAGGTAATATTGCCATTAAGCGTGGTGGTGTTGATGTTATTACTTTATACAATTCAGGCGAAATGCACTTTGATGAGTTAGGACATTCTATTGCAAACAACTCAACAAGTAATGTTTCAGTGGTGGTGACTACAAACGGCAGTGCAGTTATTGAAATTGCGAAATTGGCAACTTACGATCCAATAATCGAATAAGGTAAAGTAAAATGAAACTCATTAGAGAAACAGTAGAAAATGTAAAATATCTTACAGAAGCTTCCGAAAATGGTAAGAAGCGTTTGTATATTGAAGGAACATTTTTAGTTGGCGATGCGGTTAATCGTAACAACAGAATGTATAAAATGGATACGCTCAGAAATGAGGTTAAAAGATATAACGAGGAGTATATCAAAACAAATCGTGCTTTAGGTGAATTAGGACATCCTGATACACCGACTATTAACCTTGAGCGTGTGTCACATAAAATTGTTTCATTAGAAGAAGATGGCAATACATTTTATGGAAAAGCTCAAATTTTAGAAACACCATATGGTGACATCGTTAAGAATTTTATCGATAATGATGTTAGCATAGGCGTTTCATCAAGAGCTCTCGGGTCAGTAGTGCCGACTAAAGAAGGTTACAACTTAGTGCAGGATGACCTAAAACTCGCCACAGCGGCTGATATCGTGGCAGATCCATCTGCTCCAGGCGCCTTTGTAAACGGCATAATGGAAAACAAAGAATGGATGTTCATTGAAGGACGCTTTGTAGAAGCGGATTTTGATCGTGCCAAGAAAACCATTAAGAAAGCATCAGCAAGAGAAATCGAAGCGGTTGCTTTAAAACTTTTTGAAAACTATATAAGAAAACTTTAATTTTATAAA